TCCTCTTCCTCCATCTGTCGGCGAACTGGACCTCAACAAGGTTCACTCGTCGCCATATTTCTTTGCGTAAGGCATCCGGTACCGCATGCAACGCTATACAGAATACCTCGTGCGTCAGGCAGTGGCCCTGATCAAGCGAGGCATACCCGTCCCCCTGACGCTGGCCGCACGGCTGGCTGAAGAGGGCATTTCAATCCAGCAACTCGAAGGAAAATACAGCTCATGAAGGGCACACCGTTCAAGTTCAAGACAGTCAAGGGCGAGAAGGTCCAGACGAAGAAGGGCATTGGCCAGTACCTCTGGATCAACAAGCCGAACACGAAGTTCGCCGAGGGTGGCGCGGGTGATTACACCGCGACGATCCTGCTCAGCGAGGCTGACGCTCAGCCGCTCATCGACGCCATCGACAAGATCAAGGCAGCGGCCTTGGCCGAGGTGAAGGCTGGCGGCAAGAAGCCGAAGGAAGTGGACCCTCCGTACTCGACGGATGAAACCACGGGGCTGATCAAGTTCCGCTTCAAGAAGCCTGCCGAGTCGAACATCGACGGCAAGAAGGTCAAGAACCACGTCGCAGTCGCCGACGCGAAGGGCAACCTGATCCCGGTGGACAAGGTCCCGGCGATGGGCAGCGGCTCGATCATCAAGATCAACGGCTTCCTGTCCCCGTACTACGTGCCGGCCCTCGGCGTGGGTGTGTCGCTCAAGATGCGCGGCGTGCAGGTCATCAAGCTGAACACGTTCTCTGGCGAGGACGCGAAGTTCGAAGCGGAGGATGATGATGATGCCTTTGAGTTCACCGCGGAGACCTCGGATGCCCCGGCAGAGACGGGCGCTGCCGAGAGCGGCGGCTCTGCTGCAGAACCGGACGATGGCGTGGACTTCTGATGGGACGCATGCAGCGGAACAAGGGTGCACGTGTCGAACGTGAACTCGTGAACGCGCACAAGGAGATGGGGTTCGCTGCAGAGCGTGCCCCACACTCCGGCGCGGTGAAGGGTCGCCTCGTCCAGATGGACGGGGAAGACCTGAAGGTCGAACTCGCGAAGGAGTTCGTCCTGACGTTCGAAGCCAAGGCACGCAAGGACGATTGGAAGACGATCCGACAGCAGATCGCTCGCACCGATGGTCTCATTCTCAAACCAAACAACGAGCCGCCCCTCGTGGTCCTCAAGTGGGACACCTGGCAGCGGCTGCTCAAGAGGTTCGTATGCAGCGCAAGTCAACCAAGTTCATCGTAGTTCATCACGCAGCAACAAAGAAGGGACAGGATGTCGGAGTCAAAGAGATACGCCGTTGGCACCTTGATCGGGGTTTTACTGACGTTGGCTATCATTACATCATCCGTCGCGATGGTCGCCTCGAAACTGGCCGCGCAATCGGAGTCGCGGGCGCGCACGTGTCCGGGCGCAACCACAACTCCATCGGCATCTGCCTTGTAGGCGGGCTGTCCGATGACGGGAAGAAAGCCGAGTTCAACTACACCGAAGCCCAGCTTGCGACTCTGGAGAAAACCCTCCGCTCAGCAACAGCAGCTTACCCTGCGGCGGAGGTTGTTGGGCATCGCGACCTCGATCCGAAGAAGCCCGAGTGCCCCGCGTTCGACGTGAAGAAGTGGTGGGCTGACAAGCAGGCCGCGTACTTCGCCGGCAATGACTGAGTGGGTCGCTAAAGAGCCATGTCCGAAGTGCGGGTCAAGGGACAACCTTGGCCGGCACTCGGATGGCCACGGCTATTGCTTCGGCTGCGGACATTACGAGCCGAGCGATGGCGAAGTCTCCGAGAAACAGACAAGGGAGAGGAACGTGAACCTGCTCGAAGGAACTACACAGGCGCTCGACAAGCGAGGCCTGACCGAGGACACGTGCCGACACTGGAACTATCAGGTCGGACTGTACAACGGACGCCCCGTGCAGATTGCGAACTACCGCAACAACGACGGGGCCATCGTCGCGCAGAAGCTGCGCTTCGCCGACAAGACCTTCGCCGTTCTGGGCAACATGAAGGAAGCCCTGCCGCTCTATGGCCAGTGGCTGTGGCGCGAGACCGGTCGCATGGTCGTGGTCACGGAGGGGGAGATCGACGCCCTGTCCGTGTCCCAGATGCAGGGCAACAAGTGGCCTGTGGTATCTGTACCGAACGGCGCACAGGGTGCAGCCGGTGCCTTCCGCAAGGCGCTGCAGTACCTCGAAGGCTTCGAGTCCGTCGTGATCTGCTTCGATCAGGACGAGCCTGGCCGCAAGGCTGCGAAGGAATGCGCCGAGCTTCTCACTCCCGGCAAGGCCAAGATCGTCTCGCTCCCGCTCAAGGATGCGAACGACATGCTCAAGGCTGGGCGTGGTGGCGAGCTGGTCAGTGCCTTGTGGGGTGCCAAGACCCACCGGCCTGACGGGATCGTGAACGCAGCCGACACGTGGGAACGTGTGAAGACGTTCATGAATACCACGCACGATCTGCCGCAGTTCCCGTGGCCGCAGATGAACGACATGCTGAAGGGCGCGTGGGCCAGCCGCATCTTCCTGCTGACCGCAGGCACCGGCATCGGCAAGTCAACCATGTGCGCGGAGATCGCGTACCACTTCCTGCTCACGCGACCGCTCGATGAGAAGATCGGGTACATCGCTCTCGAAGAGACCATCGAGGAGAGTGACATCCGCTTCATGTCGCTTGCGGCCAACAAGCCGCTGCTTGTGAAGAACGATCTCACCGAGGAAGAGCAGCGCGCTGCCTTCGATGCCACCCTCGGCACCGGACGCCTGTTCCTCTATGACCACTGGGGTTCGCTTGAGGGCGAGAACCTGATCAACAAGATCAAGTACCTCGCGAAGGGATGTGGCTGTCGCTACATCTTCCTCGACCACGTGAGCATCGTGGTGTCGGGCAACGACGAGATCACTGACGAACGCCGCGCCATCGACAACCTGATGACGAAGCTGCGCTCAGCCATCGGCGAGTTGCCGAACTGCACGCTGTTCGTGGTCAGCCACCTGAAGCGCACGCAGGGTACGCCGCACGAGGAAGGTGGTCAGGTCTCACTGTCCGATCTTCGCGGCAGTCAGTCCCTGGCTCAGCTCTCCGACGTGGTGCTGGCCGGCGAGCGCGATCAGCAGAGCGACACCGACTCCAACGTCATCCGCATCCGCATCCTCAAGAACCGACCTGCAGGCAGGACGGGGCTGGCCGATGCGCTTGAGTACGATGCGGGGACAGGACGCCTTGCAGCCGTAGACATCAACTTCGAAAACAGTGAGGACGATGACTGACGAACCCGAAGACTACATCATCACGCAGGCCCGCTACGTCGTGACCATGCTGCTCCCCGGTGAGGACATCTGGATCGCACTGGGGCGCGTGTACGACTACGTCACCGAGTACGGCAGGCGCATGGGGCAGAAGGCGATCACGACGGTCGCCTATCACGAGGAGGGCAAGTTCATCAAAGCCCACTACCTCCTGCTCCTGCCTGTCGATGACGCTGAACCCACGGAGGAAGATACCATCCATTGAAACGCATCGTATTCGACATTGAAACCAATGGGTTTCTGAAGGAACTCGACCGAGTCCACTGCCTTGCAGCTCAAGACCCCGACACCGGGGAGAAGTTCTCGTTCACACCTGAGAACATCCCAGCCGGGATCGAGCTGCTGTCAAAGGCCGATGTGGTTATAGGCCACAATGCACTCCGCTTCGACGTTCCTGCCATCAACAAGGTGTTCAAGGGGTTCAAGTCCCCGACAGTCCGCGACACCTTGCTGCTCGCTCGTCTGTACCACCCGGACATCAAGAACGAAATCGACTTCAAGCTCAACAAGGGGGGCAAGCTGCCCGCCGGCCTCATCGGCAAGCACTCGCTGGAGTCATGGGGCCATCGCCTCGGCCAGCACAAGGGTGACTTCAAGGGACCGTGGGACCAGTGGACCCCCGAGATGCAGACCTACTGCGAGCAAGACGTTGAAGTGACCACCAATCTGCTCCGCCGTTTCGACAAGATCGATTGGGGGACAGAGTGCGTGGAGCTTGAGCACGACCTGGCCCACATCATCGGGGCACAGGAGGACTATGGCTTCCTCTTCGACCAGCCCGCTGCCGCTGCCCTGTACGCCAGCCTGTCCGAGAAGCGCAACACGCTTGAGACAACGCTGAAGCAGGCCTTCGGTGGATGGTGGGAGAAAGAGAAGGTCATCCCCAAAGCGAACAACAAGGCCAAGGGCATCCAGAAGGACGTGCCCTACTGGAAGACGAAGTGGGTGGAGTTCAATCCATCCAGCCGCGCACACATCATCAAGCGGCTGATCCACAAGTACCAGTGGGAGCCGAAGGTCTGGAGCGAGAACAACCAGCCCACGATTGACGAAGACGTTCTCATGTCCCTGCCGTACCCCGAAGCCAAGATGCTGGCCGAGTACTTCCTGATCGAGAAGCGCATCGCGCAAATCTCCGAAGGCAAGACCGGCTGGATGCGCCTCGTGGGACCGGACGGCAGGATGCACGGACGCATCGTCACCAACGGCACGCCGACCGGACGCGCCACCCACTCCAGCCCCAACATGAGCCAAGTGCCCAGCGTGTCCAAGCCATACGGCAAGGAGTGCAGGTCGCTCTTCACGGTGCCGGCTGGCAAGTCTCTGGTGGGTGTGGACGTGTCGGGTCTGGAGCTTCGCATGCTCGCCCACTACCTCGCTCGATACGACGGCGGCGACTTCGCCAAGGTCGTGGTCGAAGGCGACATCCACTCTGAAAACTGGAAGGCCGCGCCCGATCTGATCAAGTCCCGCACGATGGCCAAGCCTGTGATCTACGCCATGATCTATGGCGCACAGGACGCCAAGCTGGGCGAGATCGTGGGCGGCGGCAGGGAAGCCGGGGCCAAGCTTCGGTCCCTCCTGTACGCACGCTACACCGGCCTCGACCGGATCACGAAGCTGGCGCAGGAAGCCTCCCGTTCCAAGAAGTACCTCGTCGGTCTTGACGGACGCCACATGCCCGTCAGGTCCCAGCACGCTGCGCTCAACACCCTGCTTCAGGGTGCGGGTGGCGTGCTCTGCAAGAAGTGGATCGTCACCGCGCACAAGCTGCTGAACGAGCGGGGCCTGCCCTGCCATCAGGTGGCGTGGAGCCATGACGAAATCCAGATCGAGGCACCAACCGAGATTGCCGAACAAGTCGGCAAGACAGTGGTCGAAGCGATTGCAGTCGCACAGGCCGCATACAAAGTCCGATGCCCCCTGACCGGCGAATACAAGGTCGGGAAGAACTGGGCTGACACACACTGAGGGAACATGACAACACTCCTGATCGACGCCGACCTGCTTGCCTACAAAGCAGCGACGGCAACTGAGTTCAACATGGGCGTGGAGGTTGAAGGCCACGATGACGAAGACCTCGTCGTTCGCGTTGGCAGCATCAACGAAGCACTCGAAGCCGCGACCAACGACATCCGTCGCATCAAGAACCAACTGTACGCCAAGCGGGTCATCCTCTGCTTCACCAGTTCCACGAACTTCCGCAAGCAGCTCTACCCCGACTACAAGGCCAACCGCACAGGGCAGAAGCCCATCGTCTACGCTGCGCTGAAGCGCAAGCTGGGGGAGATGTTCGAAGTGTTCGAACGACCTGGCCTCGAAGCCGATGACGTGATGGGCATTCTGGGGACACACCCGACCATCGTGAAGGGCGAGCGCATCATCGTGTCCGAGGACAAGGACATGATGCAGATCGACTGCCCGATCTACCGGCGTGGCGAGATCGACCACCCGAACCAGCGCATCAACCTCGACTACATCCACATGTTCCAGACGCTGACCGGCGACCAGACGGACAACTATCCCGGCTGTCCCGGCATCGGTCCCAAGACCGCCGAGAAGATTCTCAACTCCCCACCCGAAGAGTGGTGGCCGCGTGTCCTGAAGGCGTTCAACGACGCCGGTCTGGACGAGACGTTCGCTCTCACTCAGGCGCGTATCGCCAAGATACTCGACCACACCCTCTACAACTTCGCCAAGAAGGAGCCGATCCTATGGTCCCCCGCGTAATCGCCCTCTACTCCAGCGTCATGCAGTCGGGCAAGTCCACGACCGCGCAGTACCTGTCCGAAGCCTACGGCTACAAGCTCATCCGCTTCTGCGATCCGCTGAAGGACATGGTGGACACCATGCTGGGCTATGCCGGCCTCAGTGACGATGACATCTGGGAGCACCTGTATGGCTCCAAGAAGGAATGGCCGATCAAGCAGCTCAACGGTGTCACCGCTCGCCACCTCATGCAGACCTTGGGGACAGAGTGGGGCAGGCAGCACGTCATGCCCGACCTGTGGGTGAACCTCGCCCTCAAGCGCGTGAAGGACGCACCGCTGATCCGCTTCGTCATCGATGACATGCGCTTCGCCAACGAGTACGCGGCAGTCCGCAGCCTCTATGGCGCGCAGGTCTGGCGTGTGAACCGGCCTGGCGCATCGGCCACGAATGGTCACGTTTCCGAAGGCCAGCTCGACAGCCACCTGTTCGACAGAGTCATCGACAACAGCGGCACGATCCAAGACCTCCACTCCCAGATCAATAAGGTGATCGCAGGATGAACTGGCAACTCATTGAATTTCACAAGGCCTTCGGCCACCCCATCGCCCGCAAGCTGACCGACGAAGAGTACCGGCTGCGGCTGAAGCTCATCGGCGAGGAGTGGTCCGAGTTCTGCAGTGAAGCGGCAGGCCTCGATCTGGAGAAGCCGTCTGACGGTTTCGCCAAGGAGATGGCAGACCTGATCTACGTCCTCGTCGGCACTGCCATCGCGATGGGCATCAACATCGACCGCGCCTTCGAACTGGTGCATCAGTCGAATATGTCCAAACTGTCCCCGGTAACGGGGAAGCCGGTCATGCGTGCGGATGGCAAGGTGATGAAGGGGCCGAACTACAAGGCCCCGGACCTCACCTCGTGCATGCCAACCTATACCAACGTCGTGAAAATCAATCCGTGCGTTGGGCACTCATTCACTCCTGAACAGCAGGAGTTGGGGCTTGAGCAGCAGCCGTAAGCTCTGTCCCAAATGCGGACGCTCCCGTCTTCGGAGTTGCTACCATAAACACAAAAAAACAAAGGACGGTCTGCAGCCCTACTGCATTGAATGCAACAACCAACACGTCAGGCAGTATAAGACCGGATGGTCTCACGCGCAGTACGAAGCGGCACTGTCCCTTCAATCTGGCAAGTGCGCGATATGCAGAAAACGATGCAGTACTGGAAAGGGGTTGGCCGCAGATCACTGCCACACGACCGGCAAGCGCAGGGCACTGCTATGCCATAACTGTAACACAGGTCTAGGAAAGTTCTTCGACGATCCGAACCTATTGAGAGAAGCCGCGCTCTATCTCATGCGGTATCGCAACCTATTCGAACGGAACAAGGAAAAGAATGACAACAACGCGCGCCAACATCATCACCCGCAGGACCTACTCACGCCCCACGAACGAGGCGGGGACACAATTCGAGACATGGGAACAGACGATCTCCCGCGTGATCTCCCACCAGCGATGGCTGTGGGAGAGAGCGCAGGGGAAACCCCTCAACAGCAATCAGGAGACCGAACTTGAGCTTCTTCGCAACCTCTTCATCTCGCGCAAGGCGCTACCTGCCGGCAGATCGCTTTGGCTTGGCGGTACCGATATTGCACGTCGCCGCGAAGCCTCGCAGTTCAACTGCAGCTTTCTCCGTCTTGAAACCGTTCACGACTTTGTCGATGCCCTTTGGCTACTCCTGCAGGGCTGTGGTGTCGGTGGTCAACCCGTTACAGGAGCACTCAGCGGCTTTGCTTCGCGAGTCACTGTCGAAGTCATCCCTTCGAGCCGCACGGAGGCGGGCGGCAGAGAACACAATGTGGAGACCTTTGACGGCACGACTTGGACCATCTCTATCGGAGACTCCGCTGAAGCCTGGGCCAAATCTATCGGTAAGATATTGGCCGGTAAGTATGCCGCGACGAAACTGGTTATCGACTTTTCGCAGATCAGGCCTTCGGGTGTCAGGCTCAAAGGCTACGGCTGGATCAGCTCCGGTTACGGGCCGCTGGCTGCTGCGTATGAGGCCATCGCGGGTATCATGAACAATCGTGTCGATCAGCTCCTCACCCGCATGGACCTGCTCGACATCTTCAACTGGCTAGGCACCGTCCTGTCCTCGCGCCGGTCGGCAGAGATTGCACTCTGTCCCTCCAACGCGAAGGATTGGCGCGAGTTCGCAACAGCCAAGAAGGACTACTGGGTCAACAACCCGCAGCGCGCGCAGTCGAACAACTCACTGATGTTCTACTCGAAGCCCAGCAAGTTCGACCTGCACGACATCTTCGATCTGATGGAGCAGGGCGGCGGGAGCGAGCCGGGGTTCATCAACGCCGAAGCAGCCACGCGACGTGCTCCGTGGTTCAAGGGCGTGAACCCGTGCGCCGAGATTCTCCTCGGCAACCGCAGCTTCTGCAATCTGGTCGAGGTTGACCTTGGCCGGTTCAACAACAGCTATGGCGACCTGAAGGACGCTGTGTGGCTGGTGGCCCGCGCCAACTACCGGCAGACCTGCGTCAACCTCGATGACGGCATCCTGCAGCGGAGCTGGCACGAGCTGAACCAGTTCCTACGCCTGTGCGGCGTGGGCGTCACTGGCGTCGTGCGGTGGAAGCATCAGGCCGATCCGTCACGCTGGGCGGGCCTTCACGCCCAAGCGCAGTGGGCGGCGCGCTCGATGGCCGAGGAGCTTGGCATGCCCATGCCCAAGGCTGTCACGACGATCAAGCCGAGCGGCACGATCTCGAAGATCATGGACACCACCGAAGGCATTCACAAGCCACTCGGTGCCCACATCTTCAACAACGTGATGTTTGGCCTGCACGACCCCATAGTGCACGAGCTTGCCGCCGCTGGGTACCGCATCATGGCGCATCCCACGGACAAGACCGCCGTGATCGTGACGTTCCCGGTTCGCTGGGACGATGTCTCGTTCACGGAGAAGAACGGTCTGCTCGTGAACACCGACTCCGCGGTTGACCAGCTCAACCGGTACAAGATGGTCATGGACAACTACGTCGAACACAACTGCTCGATCACGGTGTCCTACGACAAGCACGAAGTCAGCCGCATCATCGATTGGCTGAACGAGAACTGGGACAGCTACGTGGGCGTCAGCTTCATCTATCGGGCTGATCCGACAAAGCGTGCCGCCGACCTCGGCTACCCCTACCTCCCGCAGGAGGTGGTTACCGAGACCGAGTGGCGGGCGTACTCCCAGACCCTCGCCCCCGTTAACACTTCCTCCGTCAAGTCCACGGATGACCTGCTCGAAACCGAGTGCGTTTCGGGCGTGTGTCCAGTGCGCTGACGCGGGTGGACCATATTAGGACCCGCTTTGAAGATTCCACCCTTTTCTGCCGATCTCATTCAGCTCCTGAATGAGCGGTACCCAGCCCGCCCCCCTGATCCACGCCATGAAGAGCGTGAAATCTGGATGAGGGCGGGAGAGCGCCGCCTCGTTGAGAGGCTGCTCACCCACCTCAACGCACAAGAAGGTAACCCCGATGTGCATGTCCTCACCAAAGATGCCGGCCCCTACGCCGCTTCCCAAGCCACCGGAGCCGCCAGAGCTTCGGATCAAGGGAAACGACGGAGATAAGACCAGGCTGCGTGCTGCACGCGGGCGCAACAGCCTCCGCACAGACTCGCCGAACGTCGGCCTCGCGATCCCACCGGCCTAACCCATGAGCAAAACCGATCTGGGTCCCATCGCGGGACGCTACAACAAACTATCGGCAGATCGGCGACCTTTCTTGGACAGAGCAAGGGACATGGCCAAGCTGACCATTCCCTCGCTCTTTCCGCCTGATGGCTTCGGCACCAGCACCAAGCTGGTCGTGCCCTTCCAGAACCTCGGTGCGCGCGGTGTGAACAACATCGCCAACAAACTGCATCTGACTCTCCTGCCTCCCAACAGTCCGTTCTTCCGCTACCAGCCCGACAGCAAGGCGAAGCAGAAGGCACTGGAGGAAGCAGGCGAGGATGGTCGCAAGGTCATGACCGAGATCGAGAAGGCACTGGCTCAGATCGAGAAGGACGTTCAGTCCGAGATCGAAGCTGCCCGCTTCCGGCCCCACCTCTTCGAAGGCATCCGCCAGTTGGTGGTAGGCGGCAACACGCTGCTCTACCTGCCGAAGAAGAAGTCCGCTCGTGTGTTCAATCTCGCGAACTACGTCGTGTGCCGTGATGGCAGCGACAGGGTCTACGAGATCATCGTGCACGAGAAGGTGGCCAAGGACGCATTGCCGGTCAAGGTCAAGGCTCAGCTCGCAGATGACAAGCCCAACAACGAGACGAAGGACGAGGACATCGATGTCTTCACCCACGTCTATCGTGTCGAGGGCAGCGAGCGGTTCATGGTCCGACAGGAACTCCGCAACGGTGTGCACATCGAAGAGGGCGACGGCTCTTATCCCAACGAGGATGAACTGCCGTGGTTCGCTCTGCGTCTCGTGCGTATCGAGGGCGAGTCCTATGGGCGCTCCTATGCTGAAGAGTACCAAGGCGATCTACAGTCGCTCGAAGGCCTGACGCAGTCCCTCGTTGAGGGTGCAGCGATCATGGCCAAGGTGATCTTCCTGCTGAAGCCCAACGGAACACTGAAGCCCCGCACTCTGGCAGAAGCCGAGAACGGTGCCGTCTTGTCAGGTGACCGCGAGGACGTTGATGTCCTGCAGGTCGAGAAATACGCCGACTTCAAGGTCGTGCTCGAATCCATTACGCGGATCGAGCAGCGCCTGGAATTTGCCTTCCTCCTCAACACTGCCGTTCAGCGTGACGCCGAGCGTGTGACTGCCGAGGAGATTCGTTACATGGCTCAAGAGCTGGAAGGTGCCCTTGGTGGTGTCTACTCGCTGCTGAGCCAAGAGTTCCAGCTTCGCCTGATCAAGCTCTTCTCCCAGCGCATGGTGAGCGAGGGCAAGATTCCGAAGCTGAAAGACAACCAAGCCAAGCCGGTGATCATCACCGGTATCGAGGCTCTGGGTCGTGGCAACGATCTGAACAAGCTGCGGGCCTTCGTTGAAGATGTGACACGCATCGCAACGGCTGACCCATCGCTCGTCCAGCGTATCCGCAAAGACGACCTCATGAAACGCCTCGCCCTCGGTCATGGCCTGCAGGACGCCGACTCGCTCGTCATCGATGATGAAGAGTTCGCGGCACAGCAGCAGGCACAGCAGCAGGCTGCAATGATGCAGGAACTTGCCAGCAAGACCATCCCGGGCGTGGCTCAAACCGCAATGGAAAGCGCAACCTCAAATGTCCAACCCCCACAAGAAGCCTCGTAAGGCACCAGCCCCCGAGACAACTTCTGAGAATACGGTTGAACCGACCCCTGTGACGCCGGCTGTCGAAGAAGACATGCCGCTGTACCCCGGAAGTCGTGACCTCTGTGTCCCCGGAAAAACCTATCGCATGGAAACCGGCGGCACGATCCGCTTCAGCTAAGGGACCCACATGGTCGAGAGAGTGACAATCACTTCAGGGGCTTCTGGCCCCGACGCGCCGACATCGAATACACCGGCACCGGCACCCGCCCCGGAACAGCAGCCCAGCAAGACCGAGAAGCCCGCGTGGCTTCCCGAGAAGTTCTGGAATGCCGAGAAGGGCGAGCCGAACATCGAAGGACTCGCGAAGTCCTACGGTGAGCTGGAGAAGAAGCAGGGCGGCAAGAAGCCTGACGCCAAACCTGCAGATGCCCCGCAAGGGGATGAAGCGACCGACGCTGCGAAAGCAGCCGCCGACTCCGCGGGCCTGAATTTGGAGAGCTTGCAGAACAAGTTCTACGAGACCGGCCAGCTTGAGGAGAGCGACTACGAGGCGCTTCAGAAGGCAGGCATTCCCAAGTCGATGGTGGACAACTACATCGCAGGGATTCAGCTCCAGGTCCAGCAGTTCGCCGACAATATCGTCGGCACTGTCGGAGGCAAGGAGCAGTACGCCGAGATGACAACGTGGGCACAGAGCAATCTCTCTGCCGATGAGATCAAGGCATACAACGAAGCAGTGAACAGTGGCGACTACAACCGCGCTGTGACTGCCGTTAAAGCGTTGAAGTCCGACTTCACGGCTGCACGTGGCAGCGAACCCAATCTGGTGTCAGGCAAGCAGACTCAGTCAAAGAGCGATGCTTACGACAACTGGAAACAGGTCTCGGCTGACATGAACAAGCCTGAGTACCAACGCGATCCAGCATTCAGAAAGTCGGTCCAAGACAAGCTTGGCCGATCCAACCTCAGATAAGGAAACCCCTATGTCTGTTCTTCAGTCTCGCGGCTATCGTCGCATTCAGGTCACCATCGCCAACGGCGCGTCCCTCTCGGGCGTGGCCGGTCTCGGTCGTGGCGTCTCCCTCGTCGGCATCGTGATGCCCGCAGCTTGGACTACGGCTGGCCTTTCGTTTCAGGCCTCTGCTGACAGCACCAACTTCGCTGATCTCTACGACAGCGGTTCTGAGTACACGGTCGCCGCTGGCGCATCGCGGTACATCCAGATTCCGGCTGACAAGACTGACTCGATCATGGCCCTCAAGGTCCGGTCGGGTACCACGGGCACCCCTGTGAACCAGGGTGCTGACCGCGTCATCACGCTGATCGTTCGCGACCGCGTGTAATCTTTCGGGGAGGGCTTAGGCTCTCCCCACCCAAGCCTCACTACCACCACTCGCAAACACCATGACCCGCTGCGCTTCGTCTGAGGACGATCCGTGCACGGACAATCTTGCGCGTCGTGAGTGTTGGAGACGGCTCACTACTGCCTCTCACAACACAAGGAATACCTGCACATGACTGCAGCTACCCCAACCCGTCTTGGCCAAGTCAACGGCTCTGGCGGAACCGATGCCCTGTTCCTCAAGGTCTTCTCTGGCGAAGTTCTCGCCGCCTTCGAGCGCAACGCGGTAACCGTTGACAAGCACTTCGTCCGCACCATCGAGTCGGGCAAGTCAGCTTAAATTGGGCTGACTATAAAATTGCGTGAATTCGGTGAACATCCCACTGGGACAATACCGAGCCAAGCCTCACCGCAAGGGAGGAAGGTGTAACGACTATCCCGCAAGGGAGTAGGGGGCAAGCGTCCCCGAAGCGCGCAAAATCAAACTAGCATAGGACTACCATGCACGAGCAATCGCCTCGTGCGTGCCGCACATGCGGGACTGAAAAGCCCGCGTCGGAGTTTTACTTCCGCAAAGAGACCGGTAAATACAAGACGGAATGCAAGGCCTGCATAATTGAGCGGGGCCGCATGCGTCAAACCGGATGGTCCCCAGAAGCCTACGAGAAAGCGTTCATCCTGCAGAACGGCACCTGTGCCATCTGCAAGACTGCTCTCAACAGCTCACGGTACTCTCGCCTCGCCGCCGATCACTGCCACAAGACGAAGAAGCTCAGAGGTCTACTCTGTACTTCGTGCAACACGGCGATTGGCCTGCTGAAAGATTCTCCCGAGCGCATACAAGCTGCGCTCGAATACGTGCAGCGGCACGCACCTGATTAAGAGATAGTCTGCTCTCACTGGCAACAGTGAGCGCGACGGGGTAGCGCCCGTCCAAACACAAAGCAATTCCCGGTCCTTGGTCGCAGCTCCGCTGGCTACCATACCCCGGGTGCCGAAATCCTCGGCAACGCAGTGAACGCGAACGAGAAGGTCATCAGCATCAATGGATTGCTGATCGCCCATCACTTCATCGCGAACATTGACGAGGCCATGAACCACTATGACGTTCGCAGCATCTACTCGAAGAGCATGGGCGAAGCCCTCGCCATCCAGTGGGACAAGCACGTTCTGCAGACGATGGTTCAGGCCGCTCTGGCATCCGCCAACGTCGGTGACGCCGGATACCCCGGTGGTACGGTCCTCACGAACGCCAACGCGGCTGACGTTGCTGCTGACCTCATCACCGAGCTGTTCAACGCCGCTGCGGTGCTGGACAACAACTGGGTCCCGCAAGAGGATCGCTACTGTTTCCTCAAGCCCGCCCAGTACTACGCACTGGCCAACGCTTCCTCGGCAGTCAACAAGGACGTTGCCGGCGGAGCGAACGGTGGCGTCATGTCTGGCAAGGTCTACGAGGTGGCTGGCTTCAAGCTGGTCAAGACTCCGAACCTGCCGACCACGAACATCACCGGCACCGGTGTGGACGCTGGTGGCGCTGCTGCCGCACAGGCAGTCAACGCGACGAACACGGTGGCGATCTGCGCCCACCCGTCGTCGGTTGGTACCGTCAAGCTCATGGACCTCGCGATGGAGTCGGAATACGACATCCGCCGTCAGGGCACGCTCATGGTCGCGAAGTACGCTTCGGGCCACGGCGTCCTGCGTCCTGAAGCTGCGGTGCAGATCAAGACTGCGTAATGAATGAATTGGGGGAGGATCGGGGAAACCTGGTCCTCCCCCTTTTTTCGCGTTTAAGGAACACACATGGCTACTCCCACCCTCACTTCCGAGCTGGACGCAATCAACATCATGCTCTCCTGCATCGGAGAAGCGCCTGTTGCCAGCGTCGATACGTCCATCTCCGAAGTGGAGATGGCGAAGCAGAAGCTCGATCAGGTACTGCTCGAAGTCACCGCGCGTGGCAAGCAGTTCAACCGCGAGATCGAGTACACGCTGACCCCTGACGAGAACGGCGAGATCACTCTCCCCGCCGGTACGCTCTGGGTCGATGTCACGAAGTACGAAGACAACAACTACGTACAGCGTGGCACGAAGCTCTACGACCGACTGAACCACACCTACACCATCAATAAGTCCGTGAAGGCCGATCTGCATCTGGCCCTCGACTTCATTGATCTCCCGTTCGCCGCCCGCCTCTACATCGCCCTCCGCGCCGCTCGCCAGTTTCAGGCAGACGTGCAGGGGAGCGAGACCGTCTACCGCTTCTCCGCGAAGTCCGAGGACGATGCCGAGAAGGCCTTCGAGGCTCTCGATGCCGAGGCTGAAGACGCGAACGTGCTCAATTCAAACTACCACGCCTACAACATTCTCAGGCGTTACCGGAACTACGGAGGCAACTAATGCTGCAGGCCATTGACCTTCCCAATCTTCTCAACGGCGTGTCGCGACAGCCCTTCAATCTGCGCCTCGCATCGCAGGGGGAAGAGCAGGTCAATGCGTCCTCCGATGTAGTCAAGGGTCTCCGCAAGCGGCCCGGGCTGTCCCACCTCGTGGGTCTGTCTGGTGCAGCGGCGGGTGCCGTGTTCCACCTGATCGACCGCGATCCAGACCGCCGCTTCCTTGTGGCGGTCACGAGCGGCGCGATCCGTGCGTGGAACCTGAACACTGGTGCACCGGCCACGATCAACAATGCGGTCGGCACGAGCTACCTGACGTTCACCGGCCACGCCCATGACGCGATGCGCTTCCTGACTGTCGCCGACTACACCTTCCTCGTGAACACGCAGAAGGTGCCAGCGATGGCTTCGGCCAACACAGGCCGGCCCAACTACAGCGCGATGATTTATCTGAAGACGGTGCAGGCATCGTCCTGGCACGAAGTGTTTATCGACGGTGTGCAGCGAGCACGCAGCGCATCGAACAACGTGGGTGACGCTGCCACGCTTACAGACGCGCTCGTGGCCGCTCTGGACACCAGCCTCAACGCCAACTGGATCGTCCGCGATCTTGGCAGCAACGTGATCTACATCGAGCGCCTCGGTGGTGTGGACTTCTCGATCCGCATCAACGGCGGCAACAGCGACATCAAGGTCATCAAGGAGACGGTGCAGGACTTCTCGTACCTGCCAGCCCGTGGCCAAGACGGCGTGAAGATCAACGTCATTGGCAACAGCGGCAACAACTTCGATGACTACTGGGTCAAGTACGACAGCAACAACGACACCGAGAGTGGCGTGTGGCGCGAGTCCAATGCCCACAACCTGACCACGACCATCGACAAGGCCACCATGCCCCATGCGCTGGTCATCGACTCCAACGGCACCTCGCTGACCTTCAGGCAGCTTGATTGGGGTGAGCGAAACGTGGGGGACGCGGAGAGCAATCCCGAGCCGTCCTTCATCGGCACGCCCATCAACGACGTGTTCTTCTACCGCAACCGTCTGGGCTTCGTGGCTGACGAGAACGTCCTCCTCAGTGAGGCCGGCGAGTTCTTCAACTTCTTCGCCACCACCGTGACCGATCTGCTCGACAGCGATCCCATCGATGTGGCCACCTCGCACACGCGGGTGAGCGTGCTCAAGCGCGCCATCCCCGTATCCGAGCGTCTCGTGCTTCTGTCCGACAAGGTGCAGTTCTTCGACAACGTGAGCGGGGATGACCTGCTGACACCGAAGACCGCGGCCTTCAAGGCCAAGTCCGAGTACGACAGCTACATCGGCCCAACAAACGCCACGGTCGCCAAGACCACGCTCTTCATCCCACAGCGGAACAAGGAGTGGTCGAGGCTCTGGGAGATGATCCCAGACGCGGACAAGAACCCGGGGCAGGAGCTTGCCATCGATGTGACCGAGCACGTGCCTGACTACCTGCCGGATGACATGCGCCGCATCGTCTACCATCAGGGAAGCTCAAGCCTGTACATGCACTCCGACTTCCAGCCCAACCGGCTCTACGTCTACCGGTGGCTCGTGCAGGACAACAAGCGGGCGCAGGCATCTTGGTCCTACTGGGAGTTCGATGACGAGTCCCTCGGTATCGTGGACTTCTTCGTGGTGGACAACAAGATGTACATCGTGCGCCTCGGTACCAGCACGACGGACTATCGCCTCGGCTACATCGACCTTGAGAACCAGGCTGACTACACGGACGGCACCTACGAGTTCCACGTCCACCTCGACAACAAGGTCGAGCTGACGGGATCGTATGACGCCGCCAACGATTGGACCACGTGGACGCTGCCCCTGCAGTGGCCCACCACAGTCCCCTTCACGGTCATCCGTGGCCCCGGGTTCACCTCTGGGGCCGGCACAGTCATCCAGAGCGCCTATCGGTCCTCCACCACACAGGTGCGGGCCATCGGCGACCACTCGGAAGACACGTGTATCCTCGGCGTCCCCTTCGAGTTCCTATACGAGTTCTCGCGCTTCTACGTGCGCGACGAGCAAGGCCAGGCGCAGGAAGACGGGCGCACGGTGTGCAAGGCCATGACGCTCTATCTGAAGGACACCGGCTACCTCAAGGCCATTGTGTCCCGCACAGGGCAGGAGGATCGAGACTACGAGTTCTCCGGTCTCAGCATCGGCAGTCCGCTGGGTGCCCCCGCAATGCGGGACGGTGCCTTCCGTGTGCCGATCCACAGCCGCAACGAAAACATTCAGGTCCAGTTGCGATCTGAAGACCCATACCCACTGCAGGTCACGAAGGCCCGCTTGGTTGTGGACTACACCAACAACGACAGGAGTGTCTAATGACCGATGCCTTCGTGCGACCAGCCACCACGCTGGACGCGCACATGCTGGCAGCGGACATGAGACCCCACGACGTGGAAGAGTGCAGGGCATTCGGGCATGAACCGCTCGAAGCCCTGCTGCTTCCCTTCCTTGGGGGTCAGGAAGTCCTCTGCATCTCAGACCCCCGCAACACGGTCTACGCCATGTTTGGCATCAGCGACCTGATCACATGGGGCTGTCCGTGGATGCTTACGTCAAACAAGTTCCCCCTCATCGCTCGTCCCTTCGCATACCGAAGCAAGACCTTCTTCGACGCCCTCGCGTCCCAGCACCACTACCTTGAGAACATGGTCTCGGCCAACAACAAGGCAGCGCATCGCTGGCTGAAGCACCTCGGCTTCAACATCGAGCACGAGCTTCCCACCGACATCGGTGGTGTCACCTTCTTCCCATTCTGGAAATACACCCGTGTGTGAACCAATGACGCTGTTCGCCATCTCAACGGCACTGACGGTCGCTACCGGCGTAGCAGGCCATATGGGACAGCAGCAGCAAGCCAAGGCAGCAGCGCGCAACGCGCAGCAGGCCTACCAGATCGACCGCGAGGCGGCGATCTCGCGCCAGTACGAAGAAGCTTCTACCACAGCACAGAAGCTCCTCGACAACAACCGCGCCGCACTGCGAGCCACCTCGACAGCCACAACATCTGCCGGCGAGTCTGGAGCGTATGGCAACAGTGTGAACCGTCTTCTGCAGTCCGTGGGGATGCAGGAAGGCATGATCTATTCCCGCGAGAAGATGGGCCTTGAGAACGTGAACCGTTCTCTTGAGTTCCAGAACCGCTCAGCCGAAGTCCGTCGCAACAACACGATCATCCAGAACCCGCCCCCGAACGCACTGGGGACAGCTCTGAGCATCGGTGGCGACATCTTCAGCTCGTACAACCGGTTCTTCCCCACCCCGCCCAAGTCATAAAGGTACCCAATGGCACCCCGTAAACAGATCGATGACCTACAGGGTCTGAACACCGTATCGGCACCCGCAACATCTGTTCAGGGTGCCATCGCATTTGCACCACGCGACAACCCACTGCTCGACCTCGCGCAGAACCTGAAGAGCGTGAACCGCAGCCTCGGCGAGTACGCCGACAAGAAGGTCGATGAAGCGAACAAAGCTGCCATCGAAGAGGGCAAGCGCATCGCCATGCTGGACGATGCCAAGTCATTCAAGGAGTACGTCGAGAAGGGTGGAGACCCGATGGCGTCCCCGTGGGTGGTCTATGGCTACAAGCAGCAGAAGGGCCGCGTCCTCGGTCAGTCCTACGCCGCGTTCGTCGCGGACAAGAAGCTGAACTGGGAAGGCTCTGGCTCCGATGACATCGACGGCAAGGCCCTCGTGGACGCTCTGCCCAAGTGGCGGCAGGAGTTCCTGCAGCAGCAGGGCGAACTGGACAGCGTCGAGTACACAGGCTTCGACGCCTATGCTGTCCCCGAAGAGGACAACATGGTGCGCCAGCACATCGCCGAGGCACGCCAGGTCGCAACCGAGAACATGAAGACGCAGGTCTACAACGAGTTCTATAACCTGTTCCAGACTCCCGGCATGACGAAGGACAAGCTCTTCGGCAAGTTCGATGAGATTTACAACAGGCAGGACTTCATCGGTCTGCGTAAGGAAGTTGGTCCCCAGCTCCTGCAGGCCGTGACAGACTTCGCAGTCGAGTCCGGTGACGCCCGCATCGTGGACCTCGTCCGCTCGTACTCCCGCAAGGATGCGAAGACGGGCCAGTTGATCCCGGTGCTCAAGAACACCAAGGCGACCGCGATCCTCGACAAGGCACGCAACGACGCCTTCAAAGCATCAGTGACGCTGGACAACATCCGGCGAAGCAACGAAGACAACGAGCGGCAGGATAGCACTCGCAAGACCGTGACCGACGCGATCAACAAGGTCGCCGAGACCGGCCAGGCCGTCGATCCTTTCGAGATCGCACGAGCGGCAGCAGCCAATGGTGGGGACGCAGCAGCGACTCTCAGTGCTGTGTCGAGCGTCAACAACATCCTGAAGAACCGAAAGAACGAATGGACCGACCGGCTGGTGACGGACATCTACTCCGACATCATGCAGAATGGTCCGAACAAGACATATGCCGAGTACGTGAAGGACATCTCCGCTGCCGGTGGTGATCGAGGCGATCTCGATGCCTTCGCCCAGACGTGGAACCAGCACGTGCAAAATGGCAAGTCGATCTTCGCACAGTATCCAGAGCTTGAGACACGCCTGTTCGAAATGAACAGGAACAAGGACGAAGCCACTGCCGCGATCAACACGCGCCAGATGGCACAGGCCATCCGCAATGCCACCGCACGCAAGGTGCCCAAAGAGAACCTTCCGACCGAGGTCAAGAAGGAACTCGATGAGCTGCGTCGGTTGCAGAAGGAAGTGGGCCAACAGTTCGCTCCCGTGCCCCAGAGCAACCTCGACACGAATGGTGTCCCCCTGCCTCCCGGTGGGATCAAGGCACCGGCCAAAGGCCAGACAAGCTCACTCCAACTGCAGCCCGTCGCATCGATGCCTGAGATTCAGGCCATGCGTGGGAAGCCCGCGGAAGTGGTCAACCGTCTCCTCACCACGAAGCCTCTCATGTCGCCGGCACTCTTTACCGTCGCGATGAAGAGCATCACCGAGGGCACGAACACACCGGAGAAGCAGGCGCTTCTTCGCGTCATGTCTACGGTCGGCATCGACACTACAAATCCACGCGCCGCACTCGCGGAGTATCTGAAGCGGGGCCAGAAGAAATTCTACGCCACGGCTCAGTCACAGCAACCTCAGAAGAAATAAAGGACATAGATGGCAGACCCTCTCAACCCTGCGGGGACGCAGACGGGCACCTCTGATCCGTACCAGAACATGACGCCTGAAGAGTATCAGCGCGAGCTTGACATGATCATGTCAATGCCCGACGAAGCTCTTCCTACCGTTGCGGCTCCTGCGGGAACGCCGCCCCGGATGACGGGCCTCGAAGAGAAGGTATGGGCCGAAGGGTACGACCCCTATGCCGCTTCCAAGCAGGAGAAGTCCTCTTGGGAGACAGCGGTTCGCAAGTTCCAAGACATTGAACGCTGGGCGACGGACGGACTCAATCCGCTCGCCGATGGGTTCTCACCCACAGCGATTATCGGGGACGCAGTAGACCAGACTCTCTTTGAGACCGGTCGCTCGCTCTTCGACGTAACCAATAGCCTCGGCATCACCGACGTGGCTACGCGCGAGCGTGGCAAGGGGTGGTCCGCAGGTCCCGCAGAAGAGACCACGGCAGGCATCCTGTCGTTCATTGCCTCGTTCGCGGGCTACAACAAGTTCCTGAAGGTGGCTGGTATCGGCTCCAATGTCCTGCGATGGGGCTTGGCCGGCGGTGCAGCCGATGCCTTCGGGCAGGACCCGTTCGCTGAAGGCGTTGCGGACCTCCTGAAGAAGTCAGAAATCCCTGGCCTCGATGACAACTTCGTCGTGAACTACTTCGCGGCTGAAGGCAACGAGGATGACAGCGTCTGGGAAGCCCGCTTCAAGAATGCAGCGGAAGGCTTCCTCGTCGGCGAGATCGTCGGTAAGCCCGTCGAGTGGCTGGGCGAGAAGCTCTGGGGCGTCTTCAAGAACATGAAGACTGCCTACAAGGCCGCTGAGAAGGGCGAAGAGAAAGCTGCCGCCGAGGCATTCGAGACTGCCATTGAGCAGGCCGATGAGATTGCCAAGGAGACCGGCCAACCGTTCTTCGACCCTGAGAAGATGGAATGGGACTCCGGTTCCTTCTACGCTCGCAGGGCCGCACAGGCAGCTCCGACCAATGCCTACTACGACATCAAGTCCGCGCCTCCCGTTGATCCAACCTTCAACCCGGACAGCATCGGCGCACTGGGTGACATCAGCGTCAACACGCCGGGACCTCTCCCGATCCAGAGCGGCCCGTTCAGGACGCTTGAAGAGAGCATGCAGGCCCTCACACAGGGGCAGGCAGCGCAGGACGCAGCGGCTGTTCGTGTGGGCACGGAAGGTGTGGATGTTGGGCAGGCGACCGCAGAGGCCGCTGGTACAAGGCAAGTCGGCGACATGCGGGCTGCTGTGTACCCCAATGACATCGACAGTGGCCGGCCACTCATGTCTGCCACGCTACCGACACCCACAGCACCTCGATACTCTGCGGTCAAGCCGAAGCCCGCCAAAGCAGCTCCTGCTGCCAAGGAAGGCGGCGAGCAGGCCGGCAAGAAGGCTGCTGGTGGCAAGAAGGCCGGGGCTGAAATCCCTGTGTCTGACGGTGCCACGCCGAGGGCATTCGAAGCCCCCGTGCGCGGAGAGCCGGTCATCCTGTCCGTCTCGAAGCAGGCTGCGAAAGAGTTCGCAGAGGCGATGGGCAAGAGTCCAGAAGCCTCGATGGAAGCCTTCGACAAGACGTTCAACAGCGCACGCTGGACAACGTCGGACGAAGTGAAGGAAGCCATCGGCCAGGCCGCTGACATCCTGCGCCAGAACGGCGTGAAGGTCGATCAGAAGCTGACGCAGAAGTACATCCAAGAGCTGGCTGACGCCTTCCTCGAAAATCCGCGGGTGCTGCTCGCCAAGATGCGGCAACTCGGGGACACCTCGGTGGACATGCCGTCCCTCGTCCTCGCGACGAAGATGGCAATGGCATCGGTTGGCAATCGCATGGTCAAGACCGCTGCGAAGATCAACGCTCACGCGGAAGCCGGTATGGCGACCAAGGAACTCGATGAGATGTTCGCGCGTGACCTGTCCATGCTGCAGGGCATGCTGCCTGACCTGACGCTCGTGCGTCACAGGGCAGCGACCACGACATGGGTGGGCAACATCCAGACGGTCAGCACGGATATACCAGACGAAATCCTCCGCGCGGTGAAGCAGTTCCCGGGTGACCGGAAGATGGCTCAGCTCGTCATCGCTCGCCTCGCACCCGCGAAAGCAGCCGAAGCAGCGAAGCGCATCATGCTGCACAAGTCGTGGGACGCACTGATCCAATGGCGTACCGGCGCACTCCTCTATGGCCCGCGCACGATGATCACAAACATCGTGGGCACAGGTCTGTGGGGCGTCACGAAGCCGTCACTGCGTGTCCTCGGATCGCTCTTGATGGCAGACGGCAAGACCGCGAGGGAGAACCTGCGCGTGCTTGGTGCGATGCGCTCAGCCACAGCAGACTCGTGGCGCATGATGCGGAAGTCGTTCGTTGAGAACAAAGGCATCATGGATGGGTACAACAACACCTACGAGCAGAACGGCGTTGCCTTTCAGGCTCTGGCCGAAGGCAAGGGTGACAGTGCCCAGTTGGCAGCGAAGTACCTCGACGGGGTATCGAACCTGCCGATGCGTGCTCTGACGGCACAGGACGAGTTCTTCAAGCAGATCGCCTATCGCAGCTTCGTCACCTCCAAGGGTACCTCAATCGCGCTTGAAGGCGTGCAGAAGGGCATCCTCAAGGAAGCCGAAGTTGACGATTGGGTCGAGAACTATGTGAAAAATGCGTTCGACGCCGATGGTGCAGCCATCGATCCAGAAGGCCTGCAGTACGCCCGCGAGGCTACATTCACGCAGGACATGGGTCCGTGGGGCAAGCGGTTCCAAGAAGCGGCAAACGCCATCCCACCGCTGAAGCTCGTGTTCCCGTTCATCCGTACACCGACCAACCTGATCTCCGAGGGCATCCAGATGTTCCCGGGGGCCAACCTGCTGTCATCGCGCTACCGCGCGGCGCTGCACAGTACCGATCCCGCCAAGCGGGCAGAGGCTGTCGGCAAGATGGCATTCGGCACATTCGTGATGGGCACTGCGCTGTACTACGCATCGCAGGGCATGATCATCGGCAGGGCACCAAGTGACCCACAGATGCTCAAGACCTTCCAAGAGTCTGGGCGACTGCCTTACTCGTTCTACGATCAGTCCAGCGGACGCTGGGTACAGTTCAACCGTCTCGACCCGTATGCGCTGCCCTTCGGCATCGCTGCGGACCTGGCGGCAGCTTACCAGCACGAGGGCACTGACATCACTCAGGCGTTCGTCGCAGCCGCTATCGGCATCGGTGACAATCTGAAGAACAAGTCGTACCTGACCGGCATCTCCGACGTGGCAGACCTCATCGGGTCTGGCTTCGCGAAGGACGATGAAGCACGGACGGATCAGTTCACGCGATCAGTGGGCAAGCAAGTTGCCTCGCTGGTTCCGAACTTCACGTCCCAGATGAACCCAGATGACACGCTGCGCGAGACGCGCGGCATTCTCGATCAGACCATGAACCGTCTGTGGATGTTTGGCGGAGACGCCGGCCTTCCACCGAAGCGGGACATGACCGGCGAGCCGATTGCCAAGAACACTGGCTGGCTCTTCGGCGAAGTGCCGAACTGGATGTCGCCATTCACAATGGCCTTGCCTGCGGACTCTCCTGTGAAGGAGCAGCTCCTGAAGGCGCAGATCACGTTCAAGCACCCGCCCCGCAAGATCGGGAACGTCAACCTCACCGACTTCAAGAACGCGAAGGGACAGGATGCCTATGACAGGTTCCTTGAACTGACCGGACAGGTCGTTGATGAGGGCACAGGTCGCACGCTCAAGCAGGAACTGGAGACCCGCGTAAGCGAGCTTCAGGCCGAGTACGGCAACATCGGCCCCCAGCGGGACGAGTTTGGGGAGCAGATCAAAAGCCCCATCGAGGAAGAAGTGCGGCGCATCTTTGGTGCCTACCGCTCGCTCGCGAAAGAGCAGCTCATGCAGGAGTACCCAGACCTCGCCAAGCGTCTCGAAGAGGACACACAGCGCAGGTCGCCGGCAGCGCGTCAAGACGCAGCCATCAAGGCTCTGCAGTAACAACAACTGGTGGGGGAGCAATCCCCCACTCACCATTCAGGAAATGAAATGGCATACAGCTACGCCCGCTACACATCGGCGGGGAGTACGGGACCGTACAGTGTCCCCTTCTCATATCGCCTGAGAGGCGACGTGGCGGTCTACGTTGACGGGGTTTCGGTCCCGTTCACTTGGGCCACCTCATCGACAGTGACGTTGAACACTGCACCAGCAGTCGGAGCCTTGATCGAAATCCGCCGCGCCACAAGCGAAGCGGCACGACTGACGCAATGGCTCTCCGTCAACCAGATCGACAAAGACAACCTCGAAGCACTCTCCCTGCAGTCATTCAATCTGGCGCAGGAAGCTATCGACACCGCGAGAGACGCGAAGGCAAAGGCCCTGCGGGTTCCTGACAAGGAAGCCGACATCGGTCCTATCCCCTCTGCGACGGCTCGCGCCAACCGTTACCTTGGCTTCGACGCCTCGGGCAACATCACGCTGTACCAGGGCGAGCAGCTTGGCGGGACCATCGATCCCAACACCGCCCCGTCCGCAGCGCAGTACCTTACACTCGCCACCAACACCACGCTCACCAACGAGCGCGTGCTCACTGCCGGAACCGGTGTGGGCTTCACCGATGGCGGCGCAGGCAGCACGCTCACTGTGTCCCTCGCGGACAACGGTGTGTCGAACACCAAGCTCGCCGACATGGCGCAGAACCGGATCAAGGGCCGCGTAAGCAGCGGTACCGGCGACCCGGAAGACCTCACAGCCGCTCAGCTCGTCTCGATCATCACGACCGCAGACGGTGCAGGCACAGGTCTTGACGCAGACACGGTGGATGGCATCCAAGGCGCAAGCCTTGTGCAGACATCGCGTCAGGTGCTCGCAGGCGCGGGCATGGAAGGCGGCGGCACGCTGGCCACTGACCAGACCATCGGCATTGCCGGTGGCGGCGTGGTCAACACCATGCTGTCCAACATGTCCCCGAACACGGTCAAAGGCCGCATCACAGGCAGCACCGGTTCGCCGGAAGACCTGACGGCTGGCAACCTCGTCTCGATCATCTCGACGGCTGACGGTCCTGGCTCTGGCCTCGACGCCGACACAGTTGACGGCATCCAAGGCTCAGCCCTGACGCAGACCTCGCGTCTGGTCTCGGCGGGTACAGGCCTGACGGGTGGAGGCGATCTGTCCGCAGACCGGACGATTGCCATCGCGACGAACGGTGTCACGAACGCCTTGCTGGCGACAGTGTCCACCAACACGATCAAGGGCCGCGTAACAGCCGGCACCGGCAACGTGGAAGACCTGACACCCTCACAGGTGATCCAGTTCCTTCAGTCGGCAGACGGGCCAAGCTCTGGCCTCGATGCGGACCTGCTCGATGGATTGCAGGCGACAGCCTTCGTCCAGACCAGCCGCAACGTCAACACCAGCGGCCCACTCTCGGGCGGCGGGGCGTTGTCGAACGACCTGACGCTGACCATCGGTGCGAACAGCATCACGAACGCCTACCTGTCTCAGGTGGCGACCAACACGATCCGCGGTCGTTTGACTGCGGGCACCGGCAACATCGAAGACCTCTCGGTGACGCAAGTCACTGGCATGCTCAACGCAATGGGCGGGGCCACAGCCGGAACCGGTGGTACCAAGGGACTTGTCCCGGCACCAGCGGCTGGCGATCAGGCCAAGTACCTGCGCGGCGACGGCACGTGGGGTGACGGTGGTGGTGGCGGCTCTGGCGCTCCAGTAGCGGGCAAGTACATCGCCTACGCTACCGACACAGGGCTGTCGGACGAGCGCGTACTGGCTATCGAGTCGGGCGTCCTGTCTCTTACGGACAGCGGCGTTGGTGGTGGCAACATCACTATCGGTATCGCCACGAGCGGTATTGCCAATGGCAAGCTGGCCAACATGACGGCTGGCACGTTCAAGGGCCGCAACACCGGCACAGGTGCCCCGGAAGACCTCACAGCCACACAGGCGACGGCATTGCTCAACGCGATGGTCGGAGCCACAGGTGTGGCCAACGGTACCAAGGGTCTCGTTCCTCAACCGAACGCTGGGCAGGACACACTCTACCTGCGCGGTGACGGCACATGGGCGGCTCCATCAGGCTCCGGTGCGCCTACGACGGCGACCTATGTCACGATCTCGACCGACGCAACGCTGACCAACGAGCGCACGCTGGCTGCTGAAGCCAGCGTACTCACGCTCACGGATGGTGGTGCAGGTCTGGCCGCGACTATCGGTGTCGCAACGAACGGCATCACGAACGCCAAGTTCCGTCAGGGTGCAGCCCTGTCGGTGGTTGGTGTCACAGGCAACGCCACAGCCAACGTCGCGGATATTGCAGCAGGCGTGGACGGACACGTCCTTCGTCGGTCAGGCACAGCCCTGGCCTTCGGCACGATTGCAACGGCAGGTATCACTGACGGTGCAGTCACGCTCGCGAAGATCGCGAACATCGCCACGTCCCGCATTCTCGGTCGCACGACCGCAGGCTCGGGCGTCATTGAAGAGTTGACGGTGGGCGCTCCGCTCACGTTGACCGGTGGTGTGCTGGACTTTGATGAGACGGCAACGCTGGGCAACAACGCCCGAGTGGCAGTCTCGAAGGCCGGCGTGGCAGTCGGTACGCGGCGGAAGATCAACTTCATCGAAGGCTCCAACGTCACCCTGACCATCGCGGATGACGCGGCCAACGAAGAGGTGGATGTCACCATCGCGGCCACAGCGGCGGCGGCGGCACCAACAGGTGCTTCCTACCTGACTCTGGGCACGGACGCCACACTGACGGCTGAGCGTGTCCTGACGGCAGGCGCAGGTATCGGCTTCACCGATGGTGGAGCAGGTACAACGCTGACAGTGGCTATGGACGTGAACCCGATGACCTCGGCACCGGCAACGGTGAGTGGTACAGCGGACTTCGTTCCGATCTACTCAGCAAACGCTGTGGGTATGCGAAAGCTTGCCCTGCGTGACGTGCGTGCACAGGAAGCGATCATCATCGCGTGCTCCGACGAAACAACGGCAGGTATCGTGCTCAGCTCGTCTGTGCCGAAAGTCACCTTCCGCATGCCGTATGCGTTCACGATGACAAGCATCAAGGCCTCGCTCAACGCGGCGCAGGCTACCGGTGCCACACTGTTCACGGTGGACGTTCGCAAGAACGGCACATCGATCTTCTCAACGCAGATGACCTTCGACAACACCGAACTGACAACACTGACGGCAGTTACGCCGGCAGTGCTCACAACCAGCCCAATGACGTTCGCTGACGATGACATCGTCACGATCTTCGCCCAGAACAACACAGCGGGCAACGTGGCTGCAGGTCTCAAGGTGACGATGATTGGGTTCAGGACGTAAGATGGCAGTAAGATTCATCAACCCGTTCATGGTGGTCCCCGGCTCCCTACTATTGGAGATCACGGGGACAGCCACATACCAATCATCGGCAGACGCTACCTCTCACACGCTGAATCTGCCTTCGGGCATCGTGGCGGGTGAGAGGCTTCTGCTGGTGATCGGGAAGTCTTCGACGCTCGCACAGAACTGCACCACGCCGGCAGGCTGGACGCAGCTCATCAACGAGAATCAGGCGCAGGGCGCACTCCACGTCTACACAAGGATCGCGGATGGATCAGAAGGCGCTACGCTAAGCCTTACGACCAGTGCTGCCACCGCAGTGTGCTGCATGGCGTTCCGTATGAAGAATGCGGCTTCGGCAACAGGCCCTGCAATTGGTACGACTGCGACCGGGTCCTCGACTGCACCCAACCCGCCATCACTAACACCGTCGTGGGGATCAGCGAGGAACCTGTGGATTGCATTTGGTGGCATCAGAAGCACTGCAGCTACTGTGAGCGCATGGCCAACAGGCTACACAAATAATCAGACCAGCCTTGCTTCAACAGGTGGAACGACTAACCGACTCTTCTTGGCGACCAAGTACGCCACAGGAACAGTAGATGACCCTGCAACATTCACGCTATCTGCCTCTGTATCATGGCGCTCCAACACACTTGCAGTGAGACCAGTGTAATGGACTACCTGACATCAGGCTTGGTGGCTCTCGGCGTATTCGTAGTCACCCAGTTCGCATACCTGATCTGGGCATTCTCTCGGCTGACCCAGACGGTCGAACAACACTCCACGCAGCTTGACGAGATCAAGCGGCAGGAGATTCCAACGTCCCTCGCGATCCTTCGCGAACAGTTCACGGCACATCGGCAGCAGACCGTCGAGATGAAGGAACAACTGGGGCGTATTGAAACCAAACTCGATGACTTGAGGAACAAGTAATGGACTTCCTTATCAAGACTCTCGCCTTCCTGAAGGGCTGGAAAACCTACATCGCAGCCGGCATCACGTCGGCTGTTGCCGTGGTCTACATGTTCTTCACATGGGACCTGATCGGGGGCTTCGCGCTCCTCGGTCTCTCCGCACAGGCTGCGGCGCTCCGTGACGCTCTCAACACGTTCAAGAAGAGCGTGGAAGAGAAGCTCTTCGGTAGCGATTAATGAATTGGCAGACGCTGAAGTGGGGGCTGACCGCCCTCACTTCCGTCGCCATCTTCTTCGCCGGCTACAAGGTAGCGGAGTGGCGACACAACTCAGCCCGACTGCAGGAAGTCGCCTCTGCCCTTGAAGAGGTGGAGACGCTCCGCAGGCTGGAGCAGCAACAGCAGATCGAGCTGTTCGAACAGAATTTGAAATGGGTCGATGACCTGCTCCAGAGCAAGGAGCACATCCGCGTCGTGACCCGCACCAACATCAAGAAGGTACCCGTGTATGTACAAGACAATCGCGCTTGTGACTTTAGCCCTGACGCTGTCCGCTTGCGGAACGAAGTCATCCGGCCCAGCGAAGAACTGGGACGCTGAACGCTGCGTTGACCGGCTCCCGGCACAGTTCCCCGACCGGATCGACGCCAGCTTCCCGACAAGCGTGGCACAGGCCGGTCCCTACGCGGCTGATCTCCCGGCAGGCGATCCGCTTCGAGATAAGATCGAAGCATGCCTCGCGCTTTAATCGCTCTGCCATTTGTCCTGCTTCTGGCCGGCTGTGCCCACACAGTCGAGCCAGGGGTGGACTGCAGGCAGTACATCACACCGGAGATGCTCAAGGAGCCTCTGCCGACCGTGGTCATGCCAGAGCGCACCACGTCCCAGCGTGAGATGTACGAGCAGTACCTCAGTGACCTTGGCGACAAGGAGCTGAACGACAAGGACCACAAGGCCCTCATAGCCGCCATTCGGAGATGCCAGACCAGTGTCAAGAGAAACTGACGAACTGTCCGACAAGCTGTTTCAGGCCACCCTCAAGACGCTCCTGCAGCGTGTCGAGTCCGGTGAGGCCACAGCAGCGGACATCGCCAATGCCCTCAAGTTCCTGAAGGACAACGGGGTCAACGGCTCGCCGAAGCTCATCCCAGAGATGAGCAGGCTGGCCAAGGTGGTTCCATTCCCCAAGGGGTAATCCATGTCATCGATCCTGCCTGAAGAACTCCACGACTTCCGCAACTTCCTCTACCTCGCATGGCAGTACCTGAACCTCCCTGAACCCACCGAGGTGCAGTACGAGATCGCGGAGTACCTGCAGCACGGCCCCCGACGCAGGACCATCAAGGCTTTCCGTGGTGTCGGCAAGTCATGGATCACCAGTGCCTACGTGTGCTGGCGGCTGGCGATGGACCCACAGGTCAACATCTTCGTGGTCTCGGCGTCCAAGCAGCGTGCAGACGATTTCACGACCTTCACGCGCAACCTGATCGACCTTATGCCGGAACTGCACCCTCTGCGCCCCACAGACGGCCAGAGAGACTCGAAGCTGTCCTTCGACGTAGGACCGGCCCTGCCAGATCACGCGCCGTCTGTGAAGTCCGCAGGCATCACTGGGCAGCTCTCGGGATCGCGTGCCGACGAGATCATCGGCGATGACGTGGAAGTGCCCAACAACTCGGCCACACCCGACATGCGGGACAAGCTCAGCGAGAGCGTCAAGGAGTTCGACGCCATCCTGAAGCCGGGAGGCATCGTGACCTTCCTCGGCACGCCGCAGACCGAAGAGAGCCTGTACGTGAAGCTGGAGCAGCGTGGCTACCAGACCCGCATCTGGCCGGCCCGATATCCCGACAAGCGGCTCGTGGAGGTCTACAGCGACCGCCTGGCCCCCTCGATCATCGACAGGATCGAGAAGAAGCCCAGCCTCGTGGGCAGGACCACAGACCCCAAGCGGTTCTCCGACACCGATCTGCTTGAGCGCGAGATGTCCTATGGACGCTCGGGCTTCGCCCTGCAGTTCATGCTCGACACCAGCCTGTCGGATGCCAACAAGTACCCGCTCAAGCTCAACGACCTCGTGATCATGTCGGGCATCTCGACGTGGGGGCAGGCTCCCATCAGCTACCAGTGGGCCTCTGGTCCCGACCAGAAGAAGGCCCTCGATGGCCTGCCGTGCGTCGGACTCCGCGGCGACTACTTCGTGGCCCCCATGCGGGTCTCGGAGACCTTCCAGCCGTGGCAAGGCTCCCTCCTGTACATCGACCCGTCAGGCAAGGGCGGGGACGAACTGGCCTACTGCGTGACCAAGCTGCTCGCCGGTAACGTCTACCTCACCACGTGGGGTGGCCTGCAGGGCGGCTACAGCGACGAGAACCTGATCAAGCTGTGCGAGATCGCCAAGCTGCAGAAGGTCAACCACTGCCAGATCGAAGCCAACTTCGGTGACGGCATGTTCACCCAGCTCCTCAAGCCGCACATGAACCGCATCTATCCGCTCATCCTTGAGGACGTGAAGGTCGGTGTGGCCCAGAAGGAGAAGCGCATCATCGCAGCCCTTGAGCCGGTCATGAACCAGCACAGGCTCGTGGTGGCGCAGGAAGGCATCAAGGCCGAAGCCAACGATGACCGTGACTTCCAGCTCATGTACCAGCTCTCCCGTATCACGCCAGAGCGCGGTGCCCTCCGACACGATGACCGTGTGGACGCCCTTGCCGGCAGCATCTCCTACTGGATGAAGTACCTGCAGGTCGATCAGACGCGGGCAGAGGAGGACCACAAGGAGCAGAAGCTGCGTGAGGAGCTGGACAGGTTCATGGAGTCAGCCCTCGGGCGGAAGCCAAGACAACCAGTGTGGGCTTCGACACGATGAAGAGACTGCTGGAAGTTGCCAAACGGTACCGACCAGCAAGGACCAAGGTGAAGTTCAGGAAGGGCAGGGACCTGCTCCCAGCCTACGCCTGGACGGATGAGGATGGTATCAAGTGGATCGAGGTCCCGAGACTCGAATGCCGGGACTCCCTCTACATCTACCTGCACGAATGTGCCCACCATCACCTCGGTCATTGCAGGGACGGGTACGATGCCCCGCTCTGGAAGATGGAATACGAAGCAGAGCAGTGGGCCATAGCCACCATGCGGAGGGAGGGCATCCCTGTCTCCCGCAAGATGGTGGCCTCTGCCAAGGCGTACATCAGGGACTGCATCAAGGAAGACAAGAAGAAGGGCAGGCCCATGCCCCCAGCTAGGATACTGAGGTGGTGTAGGAGGTAGTCCCTCCTATACCCCTCCCAATTCAACTCGCCCCTGCGAGGTCCTCAAGCTCAGTCTAAGATACCCAGTACTCTCTACCCCTCTATCCCCTCAGTCATAGCCGTATCCTCTCCATAGGGGAGCATCGCTGCGCTCGCTCCCAATATGGTCCACTACAAAAAGTAGGGGCTTTTACCCCCGCACGCTGCAGGGTCTTTATGAGGCCCCAGAACAGCATGCACGAGCGGATGGCATCCGACACCGGCTAGGAGCCTCTGAGAGGCCACAGGACGGGCGAAGAGGGGTCGGGTGGTACGAAGGTAGCGCAGGAGGGGCAAAGCGGCTGTACGGGCTTCTATGAGGCTCAGCGACCTTTTGGCACAAAAATGTGAGACGTGTACTCGACTACGGGTCGTGCCGGCTCCCCCCGTGGGGGGTCGCGCGCGTGTACGCGCCTGGGCGCGCGGTAATGGCTCGGGCGCACGTGATCGCGGGCGCGGTGAATGCTCGGGCGTGCGCTGCAATCGCCACGATGCACGCCACAAGCCGAGGCAATCGCGGCGGGATTGAGCCAATCGCAACGGACTAGCAATCCCGTGTTGCCAGCAATCGGGCAGGATCAGGCCTCGCGCGAGCATTCTCCGCGCGGGCACCCAGGCGCGCGTATGTGTGCGCGCGGGAAATGCTCGGGCGCGCGTTTATCCGGCTCTTGTCCGTCATGGGATGATTTTTTGTCTGCGTCAACCCGTCGCATGATTTTCCGCCAAAAGGGCATGCATGGGGGGATTGCATGCGGCAAGGGATGCGATTAGGTTTCATCCATCGACAGCGGCAACTGATCTTGCCGGGCATCGTTGGTCCCTCGGGGCATAAATCAGATCAGCGTTTAGGGACTACCCTTGCGACAGGCTCACCCATGTAGCGAAAGCGGGATTTTGGGAACACGTCTAGCACCTGACAAGTGCAGATTGCCTGAGTAGCAGCAAGGCGGACCCCGAGGGACTAAGGCGTCCCATAGTGTGCGAGGAGCACGCGAAGCACGTAAGGCGGAAAGCTAGCCTGTGATCATCCTGTGTGTGCTCTCACAGACCACTAGCATACAAGCCACCTTGTCGAACACAGGGGAAAATCAAAACTACACTGAGAACGCTTGCAAATCGCGAGCGTTCAACTGTGCAGTTTTTTTGCACTATCGCATGCCGTATCGCATGCAATCCAACCAAGGAAAAACACGCATGAAACTTCTCAACATTGACGCCAATGCCAAGACCGTCAAAGGGCAGGCTAAAGGCTTCATGACTGCAGTGCTGTATTTGGCACCTGCAGACACTTCGGGCTTCGAAGTGTGCCCTATGGCCACAAAAGGCTGCAAGGCTGCATGCCTCAACACTGCAGGACGTGGCGGCATGGCCAAGGGCAACGCCACGTTTGATGCCAATGGCCAAGCGTTGCCTGACAACGCAATCCAGCGTGCACGTATCGCTCGCACTCGCTGGTACTTCACAGACCGTGAAGCGTTCATGCTGCAGCTAGTCCGCGAAATCGAGGCCTTCAAGGCACGCGCAACCAAGCTTGGCTTGACGCCATGTGTCCGCCTCAACGGTACAAGCGATATTCCATGGGAGCGCATTCCCTGCAACGGTCTTGAGAATATCATGGCCGAGTTTCCCGACGTGCAGTTCTACGACTACACGAAGCGCCACAATCGCAAGGGCATTCCTGCCAACTATCACTTGACCTACAGCCTCGCGGAAGACAACGACGCATTGGCGCTGCAGGCCTATCGCAACGGCATGAACGTTGCCGCCGTGTTTCGTCACAAGGCCTTGCCTGAGACGTTCAATCTGGCAGGCGAAACAATCGCCGTGATCAATGGTGACGAAAGCGATCTGCGCTTCCTTGATGATCGCGGGATCATCGGGCTGTACGCCAAGGGCAACGCCAAGCGCGACACGTCAGGCTTCGTGCGCCCTAACTGATCCGATACCGCATGCAATTCAGCAAGCCACAGCGCATCGCATCGACGGTGCGCTGTCACGTGCTGAACCACGCACGACAACACAGGAACAACTGCAATGACTGCAAACAACTATCGCCGCACTGACGTGCACGCTGAACGCAAGGCCGCTGAACGCGAGGCCGCACGCGAGGCAATCAACGCACTGGTGAATGGCCAGGAACAGCCAAAAATCCGACTTCAGGGCAAGCGCATCCTGTACACGCAGGAGGCCGCACAATGAGAGTGCTGGTCGCTTGTGAATACTCTGGCGCGGTACGCAATGCCTTCCGCGCTCGTGGCCACGATGCATGGTCCTGCGACCTGCTTCCGGCTGACGATGCTTCACCCTTCCACATCCAAGGCGATGCCACTGCATTGCTTGGCGATGGCTGGGACCTTCTGGTCGCACATCCGCCTTGCACAAGGCTGACGCTGAGCGGCGTGCGCTGGCTTCACGAGCGCAATCTGTGGAGCGAGCTTGACGAAGCCTGTGCACTCTTCCGCACGTTCCTGAACGCGCCCATTGCACGGATCGCAGTTGAGAACCCGATACCACATGGCCACGCTCGTGATCGTATCGGCGAGAAGTACACGCAGATAATTCAGCCTTGGCAATTCGGGCATGGCGAGACCAAGGCGACGTGCCTGTGGCTCAAGGGACTGCCGAAACTGACGCCCACAAACATCGTGGAAGGGCGTCACGGCTACTGCCACAGCCTGCCACCTTCCGCGGATCGCTGGAAGCTTCGCAGCAAGACATATCAGGGCATCGCTGACGCGATGGCTGATCAATGGGGGACACTGTGAAACTCAAACACAATCGCATGATGCGGCGCGCGATCAAGATGATCCGCGACCTTGTCGAGGTGCATGGCGTGCCAGTGCAGAGCGCCTGCATTCAGGTGCTGTGCCGCACGCGCAGCATTCGTCTCGGTCTCAACGAGATCGGGCAGATCACTGATGAAGCAATCGCCCACTACAACAAAGGAAAAACCCAATGAGAGTGTTCGTCTACTGGAACCTGCACCGCAAGTGCTTCAGCGTGAAAGCCTTGGAAGGTGCGAACAAGGGCAGGGTGGTCGCTCACGTCAACGAGCTGCTGCTTCGCAATGCCACCTTCAAGGTGAGCGAGGCAGGACGCCAGCGAGTGCTGCGCGAGAAGCGCAAGAACGTCCACGCTGGCGTGGCTGGCGAGTGGCTTGATGGCTGGGACTTGGTCGGCTGCGGCAGTCGCGTCCGATACAACCCATACCAAGGGCCGCACTTCACCACTGCAGTCATGGGCACGCCAGTACACGAAGCTGTCTTCGTGGAACTCAGCGTGCGCGAAACCAAGCCGCTGATCATGGCGATTGGCTACTGATCCCACTTCAACAGGAGACTACCCAATGCAGAAGATCATGCGCGATGAATGCAAGTTGCTGGCCAGTGAGATCGAGGCCGCTATTGCCCACCTAATGGCCAAGCATGGCCTGTCCGTAAAGGTCGGCAACTGCACCTTCGACGGTGTCAGCATGACCACCAAGGTCACTGTGACCACGTCAGGTGCAGGGGAGCGAGATCAGCAGCAAGCGATTGCCTTCGCCAAGCTTATGGGCGTCGATGCTTCAAGGCCTGCCGCTGGCTGGACGCTGGTTGATTACAGGTCCAAGGGACGCACCAAGCCTTGGGTGATCGAGAAGGCTGGCAAGCGATACGTGACCACGACTGACCACATCAAGCGCCTCTGGGGGAACGCATGACACAGGTCAGAACCAAGGAAGTCACCATCAACGGCAACATGCTCACGCCAGCCTTCGCCGAGGGCTGGAACGACGCCAAGCGTGGCGTGTTCAACCCTGATCGCATCAATGCCTATGAGCAGTGGCGATACGAGCGGGGCTGGGCATTCCGCCGCTACGTGGAGCGCACTGGCATCAAGGGCATCGCGAGCATCACAGCGTCAAGGCCAGGAAAAGTGGCACCGCGCATCAAGCTCGCCTACCAGCAAGCCATTGTCTCAGGTGCCGTGCTCTAGCTGCCTTCATCACTGCACCGCTCACGTGGTGCAGCATTGAGCGCAGTGCTCACAACCAAGGAACAAACCACATGAGTAACGCGAACCGTGCTATCCGCGCAGCCACTGCAATGCAGGCCTACATGAAGGTCTACGTCGAGCCAGAAGACGAGTGCACAGCCACCGATCTGATCGTGGACCTGATGCACTACATCGCCGCTCGTGGCCGCGATCCAATCGCCACGCTGTCGATGGCAACCATGCACTACCACGCCGAGGTGCTCGAAGAGGCTGGCGAGGAGAGCGATGGGGACTGTGCGTTCAACTCAAACGGCGTCTGCACAGTGTGCGGACTGAAAGACAAGAGGGACTGACCATGAAGCGCATGACACTGAAGTCTGCAGCCGAGATCATCGCAGATCGTCGGCTGACCAATCGCCTCAACGTGGCGATGTTCAAGCAGGAGATCGAAGCGAAGCGCCACGCTGATCTTCACGCCTCACTGGTGGCCCTGGCCTTGCGCCGGAACAAACAACTGGCTCGCTCCGAGGACACGTCCGAGGTCGATGCCCAGATCAACACCCTGCTGATCGCGTGCGAGACATGAAACGCAACCCAATCGCCAAAGCCGTGACGCGCATCGCCCCGAAGGTGGTGCGCTCACGCAAGCACTACACCCGCAAAATCAAACACAGGAGCAAAGCCTATGCGTAAGCAAGTCACGGGCATGAAGTACAATGCCACCCTGCAGGAGATCGGCGTGGCCGATGTCTTCGACGTTCTCGACCGCATCGACGGCATGAACGCAGTGCAGCAGATTACAGTGCTGGAGCAGGCACTGGCGAAGAAGGTCGCGGCAGTATTCGAGTACCATCAGCAGGTCGAGGCCGCTGCCGTCGTGTCTCAGCAGGTTGCCAAGGCAGTCCTGTTTGAGATCGAGGTGATGGAGCGGCAACGTCGCCGCAAGGCCGGTGCCAATGGAGGCTAACAACGTCATCGCTGCCGTTGCTCTAGTCTGCCTCACTGCCTCGCATATTCTGCCCGATCAGCCCGCACCCACAGTGCCGGCAATCGAGGCACCCGCACCCACCATCACACCCTTGCCTGATGCCAGCCAGATGGATGCCGTCTATCGCACCGTCTACGGCGAAGCACGCTCCCAATCGGATCACGAGATCGAGGCCATCGTGCACGTGATCGTGAACCGCTGGGAGAAGGGCTGGGCTGACACGCTGGCTGGTGTGGCCACGCAATGCAACCGCGAGCGTGACGCCTGTCAGTTCAGTGTGTGGAACACCGCCGACCCCAACCTGCCCGTGATCACTGGCAACCTCGATGGCCGCAAGGACTTCGTGCGCGTCAAGGAGATCGTGGATCGCGTGGTCATGGGGCGGCTGAACTACTGGATCATCGATCCGACTGCCGGTGGTGACCACTACTGGCATGGCCACAAGCGACCGTGGTGGTCGCGAGGGCACCAACCAAACATGATCGGGGAAGCCCGCATCATCAACATCCGAGGATGAACCGTGCTTGACGCAAGAAAACTAACGCCAGAGGAGAAGCGCATTCTCCTCTGGGGCCTGAACGACCTGTGCAATCGCCACGTCTACAGCCTGACCAATGGTGGCAACTGGCCACGTGAGGTGCAGCGCGAGGTGAGCCTGGCCGAACACCTGATCGATGTCATCGAGGAGACAATGCAATGAAGAGACCTGAACGAAACCTGCTCGTGCATGCCGACATCTTCGAGGCCGCTGCCGAGGACGCAGCACGCACTGTGTGCGAGGGGCTGGGCCTCGATTACGGGGACGCAGCCAAGTCATACTGGCAGACACAGGAGGGCGACGAGTTCCGCAAGACGCTGAAGCGTTTCGCGGCGCACATCCTGATCCACTCAGCGGAGGCAGCGTGACACCCAAGACCCTGCAGGACATCGAGGATGCCTTCTGGGGTGGTGTGCGCGAGCAGCCGACCAGAACGCGCCTCAAGCGCGTCATCAAGGCAATCAAGATGGCGCTCGTGGACGAGCTGGATGACGTGCACAGGCTCAATGGCCTTCAGGTGCGCGCCGCTGCCGTTGGCATCCTGAACGAACTGGGCGGCATCAGCCCCTATGACCGTGGCCCACATCAGGGCGAGGTCGAACACGCAATCATGACGGAGCGCATCGCCCGTCGCATAGCCAAATCAACAGGAGAGACTGAATGAAGAAGTACACCCGCATCGAGCGCAACCTTGGTCGTGGTCGGCAGGCCATTCGCTGTGTCGATGGACGCTGGCGCGTCTTCGAGCTTCGCAACGTCGAGCTGGATGGCGAGGACCATCGCCGTTGGGTCTGCGTGCACGTCGAGGCACAGGTGGGCCGCTGGCCTTACGAGTTCTTCGGCGCAGAACCGCCAAAGAAAGTTGCGGCTTAACCACTTGCCCATCTTGACAGTGCGCCTGCGACAATTATGTGATGGGCGTTGTTCGTTCCCAATCCTCCGAGTCAAAGAGGTAACCAATGCCGGTAAACAGGCACTGCGTATCGTACTTTCGCCTATTCACATGCGAAGTCTCATGCTATGTGGTATCGCCCGGGTATGGAGCGTTACCACGCATGAGCATTGCAGACCGGGTTCGATGGTTCCACTGGGGACCCATCGAGATCATGATTGAGTGAGGGACCCCGGCACCCTCGCTCTAGCGAGGACACCGCGATGAATAAACCGAACGAGTCACCGACACGTAGCTTCGACAAGTGGACAGCGTTCCTGAACGTCTTCAGGACGCTGCACCCACGCATCGAGACACAGATGATCATGGTATTCCTGGCCGTGGCACGCTGGGAGGGCAAGACTCAGACACAGATCGGCGAGATGGTGGGCCTGTCACAATCCTCCGTCTCGCGCAACCTGTCAGCACTCGCCAACTTCCGAGGCACTGCGCTCGACCTGATCACGGTTCGCGAGAACCCGATGGATCGCAGGCACAAGGAAGTGGCACTGACACACAAGGGCAAGATGGTGCTGAGCCAACTGCATGCGTTGGCGTGATGGTCCCTGCTGTGGGACTTGAACCCACATACCCTTTCGAGCGGCAGATTTTAAGTCTGCTGCGTATACCGTTCCGCCAAGCAGGGAGATCGAGATGCCAGTATATCAGAGAGGCGGAAGCTTCCAAGCCGTCTTGAACCACGCCTCCCTGCCGGGAGGGAGACTGCGGGTGACCTTCGCGACGAAGGCATCCGCGGATCAGTGGCTGCTCGAAAGCCGAGCCGCCATCATGGCAGGCCGCTCGCCCGCTTCGGTCGTGGCGATGGCCTCTGGCCTGCCTGCGACCATGTCCGCGCTGTGCACGCGCACTGCCGATGACCACTGGGACGGCATGCGTGCCGAGAAGAGCCTCGTGGGCAACGCCAAGCAGGTCGTGCAAGCCATCGGCGAGGACGTATCGCCCGCTGATGTGACGGACCAGGCCGTGCGCGACATGATCGCCCGCTTCAAGCAGCAGGGCAACAGCACGAGCACCGTGAACCGCAAGCTGGCAGCACTGAGCAAGATGCTGCAGCACTATGTGGACCTCGGCGGCATCATGAAGATGCCCAAGATACCGAAGCTTGCCGAAGGCGAGCACCGCATCCGCTACATCACCGAGGGTGAGGAGAAGCGCATGCTGCAGTGGGCCTCAGACATGGGCCTCGATGCGCTGCGTGACTTCATCATCGTAGGCATGGACACCGGACTGCGGACCCGCTCCGAGCACCTTGCACTGGAACCCAGCAACCTCGTGATGCGCGATGGCAAGATCACCGGCATCGTGGTGCACCCGAGCCAGAGCAAGTCGAAGAAGTCCCGCATGATCCCGCTCACCGCACGCACGCAGGAGGTACTGACGCGCCGCGCGAACAGTCTCTTCTCGGACTACTCGTATGCGATACTGCGTGGGAACTGGGACCGCATGAAATCGGCGATGGGATTGGAGGCGGATGACCAGTTCATCCCCTACATCCTGCGCCACACCTTTTGCTCTCGCCTCGTCCAGAGGGGAGTGCATCTCGTGACCGTCAAAGAGCTTGCCGGTCACTCCGACGTGAGCGTCACGATGCGCTACGCACATCTGTCGCCACACAACTACACCGAAGCCATAAAGGTACTTGAATGACCGAACAGACACCGACTGCGCCTGCCACCTTCTCGACCGACACCGCCCTCCTGTGGGTCCAGCTTGCCGACGAGACCCCGGAAGGGCAGACCTTCCCCGTCGTACCCGAGGAGCTTCTGCTCCTGCTCAGCACCTTCCTTGAGACCCGCACGGCGCTGCTCCGCACGCAGGTCAGGCTCCGGTCGATGGGCAGCATGATGCAGAACGCCATCAAGACCATCAACGAGCAGCGCGTGCTGATCGATGACATGAAGGCGGCACTGCCGGCGGATTGGGTTCCGGCCCGCGTCCGCAACGAGCAGGACGCAGCCGCCACAGCGCCACAGGATGTGGCGAATGACGCCCCACAGGGCGATCCCGGCGACGAAAGCCCCAGCTTTCCTGCCGTTGAGGCGGCGGAATAGGGACTTAAAATCCCAAGACCTGGTCTATCCGACCTCGTATCCGTTTCAGAAAAGCTCGCCCAACAGCGGGCTTTTCCTTTGATTTCAAGCAGTTGATACCGCATGCAATCCGCACTCGTGACGGGGCATGTGGCGAAAAGCTGTGGCGAAGAGGGACCATATTCCCACTACGGAGCAAACATGAAGCCTGAACTCACAAATCTGCAGGCCAGTATCGAGCAGGACATGGCTGCATCGAGGGAGACAAAGCTCCTCTCGGTGCCGACCAAGTCTGGTGACTTCAACAACACCCCTGCCGGTATCGCCATGTTGAGGAACAGCCTGACCGAGGTGTCCAAGGCGATCCGCGAATGGATCGAGGACATCAAGGCACAGAAGGCTGGCCGGTATCACGCCGAGGGCGTGGTGCTTATCGACGCCGACCCTGATGTGGTCGCCTTCATCACCATCAAGACCGTGCTGGGAGTCTCGCACAAGCCGGGGCTGTCGATGGTCAAGATCGCAAACAGGATAGCCACGAACCTGCAGCGGGAGATGTGGCTGGAGGGTTTCCGCACCCACAACCGCAAGCTCTACGACGAGCTGATGCGGGACATGGCCCGCCGCAGCAACAGCAAAGACCTGAAGCAGGGCCTCGTGACATGGGCCGCAACCAAGGACGGCTTCGAACCCATGCAGTTGTGGCCAGCCACGACCCGCACACGTGTGGGCCTGAAGCTGGTCGAGATACTGTCCGAAGTCACCGGCTGGTACGAGTTCAAGATCGTCAAGTCGAGGACACGCCAGACCCACTACCTGCTGCGGACGAAGACCTTCAACCTGTTCGCCGAGTACTGGCTACAGACAGCGCAGGTCAAGCCTGACTACCTGCCCACAGTGATCCCGCCGAAGCCGTGGACCAGCCACTGGGGCGGCGGCTATCACACCGACAACGTCAACCCGCTCACGCTGATCAAGACGCACGACGCCGAGACGCTCAACATCAACGGCATGAACCAGTTCGTCCTCGATGCAGTCAACGCGATGCAGAACGTGGGCTGGCGCATCAACCGCCAGGTCTTGGACGTGTTCGAAGAAGCGGTGGCTGCACGCCTCCCGATCTCGGCACTGCCAGCGGAGACGCACGGCATCCAGTACGTCAGGCTCACCGATGACATGGATGACGAGGAGCGTTCGCGCCAGCGTCTTGCCAACATCAGGAAGTTCGAAGCGGTGCGCGAGGCCGATGCACAGTGGATCACCGTGCACCAGATCAAGCGCATGGCTCACGACTACAAGGACCACGAGTTCTGGTTCCCGTACTCGATGGACTTCCGTGGCCGCATGTACCCGCTGGTGCCGCACCTGAACCCGCAAGGCATCGATGCTGCGAAGGGGCTGCTCGTCTTCTCGAAGGGCAAGCCGATAACAGCGGCGGGCTGGCGATGGCTCATGATCCACGGGGCCAACTCGTGGGACAACGGGCTGACGAAGGAGAGCTTCGACGCCCGCATCGACTTCATCAAACGCAACGAACAGCGCATCCTGCAATGCGCGGAGCATCCACTCGATGACACATACTGGTCGGGGGCAGAGAACCCGTGGCAGTTCCTCGCGTTCTGCTTCGAGTACGCCCGCCTCAAGCGAGACCCATCCGCCGATAGTGTACTGCCAATCGGAATGGATGGTACGTGCAATGGGCTGCAGCACTTTAGCGCCATGCTGCGTGATCCTGTTGGAGGCAGTGCGACAAATCTTGTACCGTCGCCTCGTCCTTCTGACATCTACCAGCGTGTGGCAGACGTTGTCACGGCTAGGCTGAAGGAACTCGCCGGCACCAGTGCCATCGCAGCGGCGTGGCTGCAGTTTGGTGTGGACCGCAAGGCCACCAAGCGGCAGGTCATGACACTGCCATACGGCAGCACCCGCTTCTCGTGCTTCAGGTACACCCGTGATTGGTTCAACGAGGTGGCACCATCGAAGGGCGGCAGTCCGTTCCCTCAAGCCGGGGAGAACGAGGCGATCACCTATCTCGCCAACATCATCTGGGAGAGCATCGACAAGGTTGTTGTCGCCGCTCGTGCCGCGATGGATTGGCTGCGACAGGTGGCTGACGTGGTCGGTGCCCAGCCTATCTACTGGACGGCACCGACAGGACTGATCGTGAAGCAGAAGTACAACGATGTGAAATCCTATCGGATACGCACATCGATGATGGGCAGCATCATCCGTCCGAGGGTGTTCGAAATGACCGACAAGGTCTCGACGTTCAACCAGCGCAACGGCATCAGCCCCAACTTCGTGCACAGCTTCGACGCCGCGCACGTGAAGTTCACGATCCATCGACTGCTCGACCAGGGCGTCGATGTGTTCGCGTTCGTGCATGACAGCTATCTCTGCCTTGCCGCAGATGCCGACCGAATGGCATCGACGTTGAGGCATGCGTTCGCTGCCATCCACGCCACGCCCGCGCTTCATGCGCTGGCTGCGGAACTGCAGGCCAAAGGCTTTGACGTTCCTCTTCCTCCATCTGTCGGCGAACTGGACCTCAACAAGGTTCACTCGTCGCCATATTTCTTTGCGTAAGGCATCCGGTACCGCATGCAACGCTATACAGAATACCTCGTGCGTCAGGCAGTGGCC